AATGAAGATGAAGATGACGACAAGAATGAGGACGACAATGAAGATGATGAAAGCGAAAACAAATTGACACACGAAAATAAAAAAGAAAAAAATAAATCAAAAAAAGTAAAAAAAAATAATAAAACTAAAATTAAACCAACAAAAAAAGAAGAAAAAATAGAGCTTGAATCAGAAGATGAACATAATTCCGAAAAAGAAGACTCAGATGAAGAAGAAACTGAACAACTTTCATCCGATGAACAATCAGATGAAGAAGAAACTGAACAACTTTCATCAGAAGACCAATCAGATGATAATGATAACGATGATGATGAAACATATGAAGCCTAAAAGTTGATTTATTTAATAAAATTAAAGATATATAATTATGGATACTAACAATATACTTGACACTATTACTAATACTTTAAACATTGCAATACCTTTAATCAAAGAACAAGCATTTGTTCTTCCTCCTAGAGTCATAGGAAGAAATTTACCTTATATTAACTTCAATAATTATATGGGATCTTTGTTTTTAATAATATTTAAACTATTTAGTCATTTTTTAATGTTTTATACAGATCTAGTTTTAATTAGTATTTTATGTCTCCATCCGGGAGTAGCTCCTTATTATGATACCATTTTAAATGTCTCTCGAAGAATTAGAATTTTTTCACATATTTATTCAACAGTATCACTTTTTAATTTGAAAGTTGAAAATGTCAAAAATAAAAGTCCAGCTATAAATAATACAACTGCTTATCTGATGGTATTTTTAACAAGTGCATTAAATATATATGCAGAGTATAAACAAACAATTGCAATTGAGTTTTTAGAAAATATTTTCATAGATAAATTTCATAATAGTTTATCTCAATTCCCATTTGAACTTTCAGCATTTGTTTTGAGATTATTTGCAAACATAACATACCAATATATACTTGCATTGTTTTCATCTAAGCCAATAAATCTTAATTGATTGTTTAATAAACTTATAAATTATCAATTAAAATTGATATAGAATCTTATTTTGTTTATTTATTATTTAGTCATGAGTGATAATACTCTTCCTGAACCATCAAATGAACAAAAACAAATTGTAGATGCAATATCAACGTCTAATTTAGTAGTAGATTCAGTTGCAGGTAGTGGTAAAACAACTACTAATCTCCATATATCAATGTTAAATAAAAAACAACAAGTTTTATTGTTGACTTATAATTCAAAATTAAAAGAAGAAACTAGAGAAAAAGTTTATAGATTATGTATAGATAATACAGAGGTTCACTCTTATCATTCTTTTTGCTATAAATATTATGAAAAGTGCATAAAAGATAGTACTATCGTTAAAATTATTAATAAAGATAAAGAGCCACAAAAAAGTTTTAGCTTTGATATAGTGGTCGTTGATGAAGCACAAGACATGACACCTTTATATTTTAAACTAGTTTGCAAACTTATTAAAGATAATAAAACTATGCCTAAAATATGTATTATGGGTGATAAGTACCAATCAATATATGATTTTAATAAAGCTGATCCGAGATTTATCACTTTAGCAGAAAAAATTTTTAGTTTTAATGAATTAGACTGGGATATTAAAAAACTAAGTGTTAGTTTTAGAATGAATAAGCCTGCTGTTAACTTTGTCAATAAAGTCATGTTAAAAGAAGAAAGATTAAAAAGTATTAAATCATCTGCTTATACACCTAGATATATAATAGGAGACTTTTTTCATGATTCAAAACAGATTATATTACAAGAGATTAGAAGGTATTTTAATATGGGATATGCTCATAATGATATTTTTATTTTAGCACCATCATTAAAAAGTAGTAAAAGTCCTGTGAAAATTTTAGCTAATAGGTTAACAGATAAAAAAATACCTATCTATGTGCCTCTTAATGATGATGAAAAAATTAAAGAAGAAGAGATTGATGGAAAAATATTGTTTTCTACTTTTCATCAAGCTAAAGGGTTAGAAAGAAAAGTAGTTTTAATTTTTAATTTTGACGAGTCTTATTACTATTATAAACAAAACTCTGATCCAACTAAATGTCCAAATGAATTATATGTAGCAGTTACTAGATCATTAGAACAAATGACTCTTCTACATCAATATAGCAACAATTATCTCCCTTTTATAAACTATCAAGAGATATCTAAAACATGTGAACTAATAGTTAGTAAAAAAATGAGGGTAAGTAAATCAAATAAAAATAATTTTATCCTAGTAGATATAGTTAATCTTGTAAAATATTTGCCTCAAGAAGTTATCGATGAATGTTTAGCATATATAGATATTCATGATATAGACCGTGCAGAGAAAAAAAGAATTAAATTAGCAAGAAAATCAGAACAAAAATATACTGTTGAAGCTGTTTCGGCAATCACTAATTTAGCAGTTTTCGCATGGTATATTTATAAAAAAACTGGAACTGTCGAATTTCTTAAAGAAGTTATTGACGAGAAAAATAATGATGAGTACCAGATTATTGAAGAAGATGACGATGATAATGATGAAAATTCTGATGATATTGATCTTACCAATTTATCTGCGCCTAATTTACTAAAACTGTGTAACAGATGGATATGTCAACAAACCGGTTATACACATAAGAGATCTCAAATAGACACATATGATTGGCTTAGTGAATCTATTCTTGATAAATGCGTAAAAAGAATCGATAATTTAGATCTTAAAAACCCAAAATTTAATAAACTAATATCTATTACAAAAGAACCAGAATTACTAAAAAGAAAACTTTGTGGAAAAATAGACATAATAGATGACGATTCTATATACACATTAAGAAGTAAAGAAAGATTAGAAGATACTGATAAACTATATCATGCTATTATTATGTATATAACTTCTAAAATATACCCAATGAAATTAAATCATTATATCTATAATGTTGTTGATGACAATTTAATAGTCTTAACAGCTTCTAACTCAAATTTAGAAAAGATGATAGAAACCTTAATAAGAGGTAAATATTTTAAATCTGAAAAAATAAAAGATCCTGAATTTATCAAAATAAATAAATCAATTAGTAATAAATTTAAGGATTTAAAATTAAAAAAATCAGAAACTAATCATATAGTTAAAAAATCAAAAAAGGTTGAGAAAATTAAGAAAATTCAAAAATAAATTTATCATAAAATAAATCTGTCTTTATTTCAGTTCTGTTTTTAATATACCTCAAAAATACACTTTTCTATTATTCATAAATATTCCAAAATAGAAAAGTGTATTAATTTGTTTAATGTATAAAGATAATTTTGAATAATATATTTATTTAATCTTAATAATTCATAATAAATGTCTAAACAAATAGATATTTTATACAAAGAAGAAATATATGAAATACAAAAGAACTTTATAAAACTATATGAGTCTATTTTAATATTAGTACTTATAAGAGACAAATGTAAAATCAGTAATACAAATAATTTACTACATATACAAAAACAACTTAATAAAAATTTAGATACAGAGTTTTTATCAAATAGAATAAATAATTTAGAAACCTTAAAAAAACAAATAGATTATATGTTAATTTTTGAAAAAAAAGGAAAAGTAATTTTAAATGAGGAGTTTAAGAATTTAATAAAAAACAATTATGATGATCTTAAAAGATTTATTAATATTCTAAAAATGATAAAATCCAATATTTTAGATATTAATTACTTAACTAAAGTTTTAAAGCACAGAGATGCTGATAGTATTGAGTTCAATATAAATAATCTTAAGAAAATAATAAACAAAGGTAATTTCACTGAAAATATAAATCTTATATTACCAGATGTTCCAAAACATAAATCAAATACAATATTAGAATTACCAGATGTTCCAAAACATAAATCAAACACAATATTAGAACTGCCAGATGTTCCAAAACATAAACCAAATTCTGAAGATAAATCTAAAACTAAAATATCTTTGACTAAAATTAAAATAGATAAACCAGTTGCAATTACAGAAGATATTAATTTAATTGATTTATAAACTATAATTTTATTTTATTTTTTTAAATTTATACAATTTTTGCAACTTTTAGGCAAATTTTTATCATATAATTTTCCTAATTCTAATTCTTCTAAATTTAGTGGTAAATTATCTAAAGTTTGATTAAAATCATTATCAAAATATATTTTTTTTAAATTTTTCAATTCTTTAAAATTATCTGGTAATTCTTGATTATAGACACATCTCATATCTAATTCTTCTAAATTTGGTGGTAAATTATCTAAAGTTTGATTGAAATCATCATCCAAAATTAATTTTTTTAAATTCTTCAATTCTTTAAAGGAATTGGCCAATGGTTCATTGCGCTTCAAAGTCAACACTTTCACATTTGAAAAATCGGCCATGTTGCCGATCAATGCCAGATTGATTTATATGAAGATTAACATAAAAATCAATTTTTAATAATAAATATTGAGATAAATTTAAAGTCTCATAATATACACAACTACATAATAGGGAGGCATATTATTATGTGATTTATTCCCACCAGTACTTTGTACTAATTTAGTAGAACTATTACTTTTAGTTTTGCCAGAATTAGAATATGATGAATTGTTTTTCCATCTGTCACCCATCATAATTCTTGCAGGTGTATTATCTGCATATTCGTTTTTATTTGTGCCTTTATCACTAATCCACAAGCTATGAGAATGAGAAGGCATTTCATCTGAAGATAATTGATGTGATTCTTCACCTCCTTTATCACCAAAATTCCGTTCAGATAGTTTATCACCTTTTCCTTGACCTAATAAAAATCGACCTCTTAAGTCAGGAGTGTTATTACTGCCATCACATAGAACCCATCCTTGTGGAATATTATTCTTCCAATTGCTATCTTTTGGATACCATGCCATGATACTGCCAGAAGGCACTAAATTAGACACACCTGTAACAGTTAAATTGGTGACAATTAAATTATTTGAATTATATACACTAGATATATTCTCCAATGCTTCTTGATCTATATTAAGATCTGTTGATACTCCATCCGCAAATTTTTCTTTATTAGCTCTAAAACTGTTAATAACTAAGAATACACTCAATAAAATAACAACTATTATTATTAATTTATATTTTTTTAGATTTTGGATATCTATCATATTTATATTATTATACTATTTAATTAGAATAAAATTTGAAATTCAAATAAAATTTAAGTAATTTATAAAAGATGTTCAAAACAATTCTAAACAGTTCAAAGCTTTTGCAAAAAAGAATGTTCAATACTTTGTCTGGTAATACTATATTAGACATTAAAGGATCACCTCCAAAATCTTTAAAATCTCTTTATGAATCCGATAAAAAATTCAAAACTTTGTCTTACAATACAAGAAACAACTGTTTAGATTTTGTAGAATGCAAAGTAAAAAAAATAAATAAAAGATCTTTATTAAATATTATTTTTAAAAATGGTTCAATAAAGTGCAGTCCAGATACTAGATTTATAACAACATACTTTACTGAAATTGAAGCTTCTAAGAGTTATAAATCATCCATAAAAAGCAGAGATTGTTATGATAGTGTTCATAGTATGGTAGAAGTGCAAAATCTAGAATCTGAAGATTTATACTATGTAGAAGCATATGGTGATAATTTTTTTGTGATTACATCATTTGATAATGAACCATCTTATAATAGTGAAGATAGTTTACATGATTTAAATTGTAATGGTATATTTGTTAAAACGTAGTATGAATATTTTTATTTAGTTATTAATTTTTATTTTTTTATTCAAATAGTATATATGGAGAAATATGTTAAATTAAATCCTAGAGAACACGTTTTACTTAAACCTAGTATGTATCTAGGCGACACCTCTATTAGAGATGAAGAGAACTATGTTTTTGAAGATGATAAAATAATTAAAAAAAAAGTTAATTGGTCTCCGGCTCTTTATAAGATTTTTGATGAAATAATTGTCAATGCCTATGATCAAACTATAAGAGATCAAACTCTAAGTTTTATAAAAGTGACTATAAACCCAAAATATATAGAAGTAGAAAACGATGGTGAAGGAATAGATATTTATATACATCCTAAACATAAAGTGTATATACCTGAACTTATTTTTGGGAATCTAATGACAAGTACAAATTTTAGTCAAGATGAAGAGAGGATAACAGGTGGCACACATGGATTAGGTGCAAAACTAACTAATATTTTTAGTAAAGTTTTTGAAATAGAAGTAAAAGATAAAAAAAGAGGTTTATACTATACTCAAACTTTTAGAGATAATCTTACAATCATAGAAAAACCAAAGATAGAAAAATATGATGGAAAAACAGGAGGATTCAAAGTAAGATTTTATCCCGATTTTGAGAGGTTTAAATTAAAAGAATTAGATGAAGATCATATCAAGCTTTTTACTAAAAGAGTTTATGATTTATGTGGTCTTACTAATAAAACTATTTATTTGAATAAAAAAAAAATAGATATTAAAAGTTGGGAACAATATCTTACATTATATGATAAAGATCTCAAAGTTTATAGTTGTAATAAACATTGGAAATTAGGTTTTAAAGTTGAACCAAATGCATATCAAGTGTCTTTTGTTAACGGCATATTTACAAATAAAAATGGCAGACATGTAGATAGTATTTTTGATCAAATTTTAGATAAATATTCTAAAAGGTTAAAAGATGTTACTAAAAGATGGTTAAAAAATAGCATTACTTTAGTATTAAAAACATCTATTATAAATCCAAGTTTTAATTCTCAAACAAAAGAGGAACTTATGACTCCAACTTCTAAATTTGGAATAACTTGTGAGCTAGATAGTAAATTCTTTAATATGATCGATTTTAAAACTTTAGAAGATCTTTTTAGGAAACAAAGCAAAATACTATTTGGGAAAATAGAAGGAACTAAAAAGAGTAAAATTAAAGGGATACCTAAATTAGAAGATGCTAATTTTGCAGGTACAAAGAAAAGTGTAGATTGTACTCTTATTTTAACAGAAGGTGATTCTGCCAAAGCAACTGCTATCTCAGGTGTATCAGCAGTTAAGAATGGTAGAGACATTTATGGAGTATTCCCATTGAGAGGTAAACTTATTAATGTTAGAGAGGCTTCAATTAAACAAATTAATAATAATGAAGAAATCACTAATTTAAAAAAAATAATGGGTTTCAAATCAGGTGTAAAATACACAAAAGACAATATTCATACACTCAGATATGGTTCTATAATGTTAATGATGGATGCAGATGAAGATGGTTCACACATCAAAGGTTTAGTTATTAATTTTTTAAACTACTTTTATCCATCTTTATTAAAGCTAGATGGTTTTTTAAAAGTTTTAATTACACCCGTAGTAAAAGCAACTTATAAAGATCAAACTTTAACTTTTAGAAACCAATCAGATTATTTAGTATGGCGTCAAAACAATGATACTGAAAAATACAAAATTAAATATTACAAAGGTCTCGGTACATCGACAAGGCAAGAAGCAGGTGAGTATTTTAAACAGATAACAGATAATATGCAGTTTATAGAAGCAGAATATTTAAAAATACCTCATCCTCAATTAGAATTGGCTTTTGGTCGAAAATTTGCGGAACAAAGGAAAGAATGGTTAAGAAAATATGATATAGAAGAAAGATTAAAGTTTGAACCGGGTATGACAACTTCTATTAAAGATTTTATAAATTTAGAGATGAAACATTTTTCTAACTACGATAATATAAGATCTTTACCAAATCTTGTTGATGGATTAAAACCTGCACAAAGAAAAGTTATTTATGCTTGTTTAAAGAGAAATTTAGAATCAGAAATGAAAGTTGCTCAATTATCAGGTTATGTTGCTGAAGTAACATCTTATCATCATGGTGAAAACTCCTTGGTGCAAACTATTATTAATTTAGCTCAAGATTTTGTAGGATCTAATAATCTTAATTTATTAAAACCAAATGGTCAATTTGGATGTATTGATCCTGAAACTCCTGTACTATTATGGAATGGAGATATTAAAAAAGCTAAAAACATAAAAGTTGGCGATAAATTAATTGGTGATGATGGAACAAGTAGAAAAGTAGAAAAAATAACAGAAGGATTTGATAATATGTATAAAATTACTAATGGTGATATGGATGATTATATAGTAAATAGTTACCATATTTTAACTGTACATTATTCTGGTCACAAATATATATTTTGGGAAGAATCTACTAAATCTTGGAAAATGAATTATTTTGATGATTTAACTAAAACTGTTAAGTGTAAAAGTGTTGAGACTCGTTATATGACTAAAGATGTTGCATTAAATAAAATGAAAGAATTTGCTGATACAATACAAGATGAAAATAGATTTGATTTAAATGTCCAACAGTATTTGAACCTGCCAAATTCTATTAAAAAAAACATTAAGGGTATTGTTAATAGTTCTTGCATAGAATGGGAATCTCAAAAACTAAATATAGATCCATACATTTTAGGTTATTGGTTAGGCAATACAAATAATGATTGTAATTTAGAATCTTTAAACCCTTTTGAAGAACTATTAAAGAAACACAACTTATTTAAAAATAAACATATACCTAAAAAGTTTATATTTAATAGCAAAGAGAATAGATTGAAACTTCTAGCTGGTTTTATTGATATAAATGGTTCATTATCAAAACAAGATGATAATTATAAATATAAAATATTTCAATCGCAAGATAAAAAAGATTTAATAGAATCTTTAAGAATTATTTCTGGATCATTAGGATTTAAATCAAAAGTATGTGAAATCAAAGAAAATATGCTAGAATTATCAATTAGTGGAAATATCGCACAAATACCTACAAAAGTAACAAGTAAACAAATTCAAAAGAATTCTTATCAACAACTAATAAATCCTTTTATTCAAGATATTAAAGTAGAATATTTAAGAAAAGGAAAATTTTGTGGATGGAATATTGACAAAAATGAAAGATTTCTATTAGGTGATTTTACAATTACTCATAACACAAGACTTCTTTCAGGAAAAGATGCTTCATCTGCTAGATATATTTTTACTCAACTTAATCCAATAACTAAGTATATTTTTAGAAAAGAAGATGATGGAGTACTCGAGTATCAAGAAGATGATGGATTTAAAATAGAACCAAAAGTTTATTACCCTATTTTGCCAACTTTATTAATAAATGGTTCTGAAGGTATTGGTACTGGTTTTAGTACTATTGTACATAACTATTCAGTTAACGATTTAATTGAAGTTGTTGAAGACATGTTAGATAACAAACCTATCAAAAAAATAAATCCTTCTTTTAAAAATTTTAAAGGAAAAATAGAAAAAGTAGACAAATACACTTATATAACTAAAGGTGTATACGAAATAAAAGACAATACTCTTATTATCAAAGAGTTACCAATAAAAGTATGGACAACTAATTACAAAATTTTCTTAGAAGATCTATTATACGAAAAGAACGATCCATTCTTCTCATCTTTATCCAATCAATCATCTGATCAAGAAGTACTCTTTATATTAAAAATCAGAGACATGGATAAAGTTATGAAGATGGCAACTACTCCTTACAAGAAAGGAGTTTCTTTATTAGAAAAACATCTTAAACTCTACTATTATCTTGGAATAGGCAATATGCATATGTTTAACAATGATCTTGACATCATTAGATATGACAATGTTGAGCAAATATTAAAAGAATATTATAAAATAAGAATCCAAAAATATCAAGAGAGAAAGGATTATATATTGAAAGTCTTAAAAGAAGAGCTTCAAATAAATAATAATAAAATGGCATGGATTAAAGACATTTTAGATAACAAAATTGATCTTCGTAAACAAAGTGCTGATGAGTTAGTAGAATATTTAAAAAAGAAAAGAGTTACCTTGAAAGATAAATCTTATAACTATCTTTTAAATACTACTATAAAAGAAATGAGCAAAGATAATGTGACTAAATTAAAGAGCAAAATAGATAATCTTAAAAAAGAGATAGAAATATTAACTAAAAAAACACCTGAACAATTATGGAAAGCTGATTTGGAAGATTTGAAGAATGCTTTAAGAAAGTATAACTAATTTAACTAATTTAATGTATCTGTTTTAATAAAATCAAAAAATTCGTTATAGATTTTATCTTCATCTTTACCTTTTATCGCAAATATTATATTTTCAAATCTATTTTTATATTTTAAAGAATGAACCAGCTCTTTGAATATAATAGCAATATGTTCTGAAGGGTTCTTAAAAACTCCACATCCTACAGGTCCTAAAATTAGATTTTTCATATTCCTTCTTAAACATTCATCCATCATTGCTATCAACTTCATTCTTGTTTTCATTGCATATTCAGGTTCTAATCTTTTATCATCTATAGGAGGTTTATTATATAGTCCTGCATACACACAATCACATACTATTTCATCTTTGAGATATTTATATTTATTTTCTTCATTGTCTCTGAAAATAACTATGTTTTTGGCATACAGTCCACCATACTCTTCATGAGGATAGTACTTCTCTTGATAAGCTACTGATATATTAGTCCTTATTGCACAATAAGTCTCTTGTCTCTTTGATCCCGACATATAGTTCCCTCCTGGCGTCTCACTGTCAACAAATGCCATAAAACAGAATTTCTTGCCTGTTTCTTTCTGGTACTTGATTAAAGTATCTATAGTATCAGCTTTCACTATCTTTATATTACATGGTATTGTTCTATCTCTGGTGTGAAGATCAACACTCCGTATATCATCAAAACTGTCTATCTTGTATCTATATATTATAGGCATCTTCTGAAGATACTCATTTTTATTAATATGATCTAAAGTCTCTAATACATATTTCTTTCTAGTTTTATCTAACATATAGTCGAAATATTATTAATTCTTTAAATATCACGAATATCTAAAAAATTGAAACAAAAAGTTATTGTCAACTCCATAAAGAAGGAGTTTGTTGTGTTCTTGCTTGACTAACTATCTTGTTTAGTTTTCAATCGTTCTTTACGCTCGTCTTTCTACTTTCTCTCCTCCTTTACCTTCATCATGTCTGCTCTTGAAGCTTCTGCTACCACTTTTACCACTTCCAGCACTACCGCGGAAAATTCCGCCATTGGCTCCTTCTCAAAGGACATTGAGATCGTGGCCAATGTTGCAGCTCTCCCATTGAACCAACTTGGCCTTGCCGCCATCATTGAGCTCATGCACAAGTCTGAGAAGCTTTCCAAGGATTCAAAGGACTACAACAATTTTGAATCATTGGTTTACCCCAAGGTGATTGCCTACTTTGACAAGTTGTGGACCGAATGGGACAGTTTCAAGACTAAGGTTGATTCAATTGCCTTTGAAAATTACTTTCAAGAAACTCGTTTGGCGGCAGTTCTCTTCGGAAACCGCCGTTCAGATGGCAAGTGGAAGTGGCCAAATACTTCTATCTTCAATGGAAAGTCCATTGTGGAGAAGCATACTCATCTGATGGAGTCATTCTCGGATCAAAAGACATCATTTGCGTCTGTCATGCAAGTCCTTTATCAACGATTGCAAGATGCATCTTCTGCTCTTGGCATGACTCCAAAGAACAACCACACTTTGGATTTTCACTGCAAGGAACAGGATGGACAATGGAAGCCATTTCACTCTGAGTTTGTCAAGGAATGTGGCGATTTGATCACCAAGCTCTTCGCTATTGCCAAGAAGGAGGGCAAGGAAGCTTTGGATGAATTCATGGCGAACAAGCCAAACAAGCAGAAGACACAGCGCCAAGATTCTCGTGCTCCTCCTGCCCATGTTCCAACTTACCATCAACCTTCCCAAAATGCCCCCGTGCAACAAGGTTTTCAGGGAATGATGCCCGTGCAACAAGGTTTTCAGGGAAT